CAGCCGGAGCCATTGCTTGTAAAATTGATCGGGAGTTAGGTCCATGACAGATGAAATTTGCGTTTCAGGGTTTGTAGGTGTTCGTGCAGTGCCGACGGCAACGGATGGCGAAAGTAAGGGTGTGCTGCGGAGAAGATACGGCCTGCGTGGCAGAGACTCTCCCGGAAAACAGGATTAATCCGCACGCCTTCGGGAAGCTCCAGCACTCCGGTCACAGCACCCTGGCTGTCCGGTGTGAGGAAGCAGCGGCAGCCGTACTCTATGGGTGGTATGAGCTCCGCGGGGAACGATGACTTCGGGTAACTCACGCCTTCGAGCGCCGCATGCCACGGACGTACCCGCTCGTCGCCCTGCGTGGTGAAGGTCAGCATCTGCTCCGTCCCGACGGTCAGCCACCATGCGGCCATCACGGCGGCATACTCCACGTCGAGGTTCTCCTGCACGGCCCGGTGGCCGTTGTAGCGCTCGAAGACCGCGTCGCAGAACTCGTAGTCATCCTCCGCCACCTTTTCGGGCAGGTCGCAGCACATGGCGTACTCTTCGGCTGCGGCGAAGTCGAGCATGTTCTCGATCCCCGCCGCGAGGATGTCGCGCCGCTCCCGCTCCTGCTGCGTAGGAAAGTCGTTCCGACGCTTCAGGATCTCCAGAGCTTGCTCCAAGTCGAGGCCCAGCCCGTCGAGAAGCCGCTCGATAAGCGTTCCTGCGCGCATCTCGATGAGCGTCTCAAGAGCCGAATACCGCGCTGCGCTGTCCGTCCAGCAGTCCAGCAGACGCGCGAAAGCGTCGTAAAGCAGAAAATATTCCTGTTCCTCCCGCTCGGGGGATGCCGCCGAAGGAGTCGGGAGCGTAGCTGCGGCCATCATCTCGCTCCCCGGATAAAATTTACCACTTCGCGGGCGCCCCGGCCGTGCCCGTAGCGCTTGTAGTATTCCTCGTCGGACATGATATGACGGTCGTTAGTGCTCATGCGCCTCTGTCCGGAGCCGACGCCCGCGCCGCCGAGTCCCGCCGTGAGCTGCAAGACGTTGAGCTGACGGCCCACATGGATGCCGAACTCCTTCTCCACCTCGTCCGGGGCGATCTCGTACTTGTCCGTCAGCAGGCCGTAAAGCTTGATGCGATCCTCATTGTTCATCTCGATGCGGTTGCTGTACTTGAACTCCAGCCCGCCGGGCAGGTAGCCCATATCCACCAGCGAAGGCAGCACCTGTTCGTTCATCACGTTCTCGATGAAGCGGCGGTAGACCTCGATCCTCTCGCGGAAGATATCCTGATGCGCCTTCGTGGAACCCACGTAGGACTGTGTGGCTCCGGCCATCGACTCCGAGCCGAGGATCATGTTCGAAACCTCCTTATTCACAAAGTCGATAAGTCCCGTGTAGATCTTCTCCGAGTTGGACATGGTGAAGGTCTTGATGTCTATTTCATCGTCCAGTCCGGTAACGATGACCTTGTTCTGTGCGGCGTTGACGATTTCGCTGGCAAGGCGCTTGCGGTCAGCATTGCTCTCCGAGACGGTCTTGCCGTGGATAATCGGCTGGCCGTAGGTACTCGAAAAATTCACGTAGTTGGCCACCGTGAATTTCTTGGCCAGAATCAGGGGCGTGGTGGCCGAAAAGAGACCCAGATCGCCCGTATTGACGAGAATGTAGTTGCGGCGGTAGGCTTTCTGCGTGAGATCCCAGCCGGGCGACCACATGCCCTGACGCTTCACCACGCGGCACTGGTCCGGCAGCACGTTGCGCCGCTCGATGATGTTCACCTCCCGAAGGCGTCCCGTGCGGGGGTCCGTGCCGGGCATGATCTCCAGCAACGTGTAACCATAGAGCTTCGCCTCGACGATGCCGCGGATGATCTTGTCGAACTGCGTGCCCTGTACCTTGCGCGTCTGCTCCACATCCTTGATGTACTTGCCTTTTTCGTTCTGGCGGGCCAGCATGTAACGGTCTCCGAGAATCTGGCTCACAAGCGTCTCCAGCACGGCCCGGATATGGGCATCCTGCTGCAGGCACGCCTCGTAGAGGTCGATCAGAGGACCGCGGTCGTCCAGTACCGTTCCCCGGACTACCGACGAGCGCACCGAACGATAG